TGATTAGCGATTTCCACTCATGCCTGCATTGCGTATCGGTAAAAGTGCCGCGATTCCAAAAGCCACCTACCCTATCCCATACGCTATATCCCAGCACCGAACTCATCTGCTCAATGTTTGACCTGCTCCAGACTCTTGTAGATGCAAGCTTCATCATTTCAACACAGAACATGCGCGAAGGATGAGTCGAAGTATTGCGCTCTGAAATTGGAACAATATCACGCCATGCGTAGGTGTAGCGGATGACAAGCTCTGTTGCCTCCGGTTTGTATTCTGCTACATTCCTTTCCTGCACATCATAGACCGGAATCTTATCCGTTCCTATTTTTTGCGTGTTAATCTTCAGCACTTCCGCCTTTACGAGTCCATTAATCGCGGTCTCAATTACCTTTGTGCTTTTATCCAAAGCCTTCGCGATGGCCTCTGTGTCGACCTTACCCTTGTCCTTCTTTATCAAGAAAATGATATTGCTTTCGAGTTCGTTCAGGTCTTTCTGCTCTGCGAAGTAGTTTACTTCCGATGCTGATTTCGTCTCCAAAACCTCGTAATCTGTGGAATCTTCGCTGAACTTTTCAAAGGCTGCGAGAAGCTCCATATCTATTTCCACCTGCGAAGCAAACTGGGCAGGCTCCGGATCAAGCAGCAAGGCTATATCGCCATCGTTCAAGCCGAAGCCATTGCGCAGCATCATAGCTGCCTGCTCCCTGGTTAGGCTGCCTTTCTCATATTTCCGCTTGATTCTTTCCAGCTGCTGGAACTGCCGTCCGGTCATCCCGGCGAGGTTGCTATTAATCTCTGCCGCAGTTGGTTGCGATTGTGAGGTTGCAGGAGCCTCATTAACGGCCTCTTTCCCATCGGAGGTAACTTGACCTGCCTCAAGCGGTTGCTTGCCCATAATCTCACGGATTTCGTTCTGCGTGAGGTTAGCAGCTATGATTGTCTCGCTGAACTCAAACTTCAGCGGCTCTACTGGCTCGATGGTGTACTCTCCAGGTATTCCTATGATGGCGAAAAGCTCACCGAAGTTCTCATTGTGTGTCTCCTGCCTTTCCTGCACATAGGTATTGTTGAAAATCTCATAGGCATCGCGAAGCTCCGTCCTTCCTCCGAGCTGGCCCTCGGTCTTGATGCCCATAAGCGCAGGCGATACAATCTGATGCCCGGCAAAGATTTCCTGCTGAATCAGGTTGTTAATGTTCGTGAAATCCTCCTTCGTAAGCATAGTCGTGGAAAGCGGCACGATATCAGCCGCATTGTCCTTCGACTTATTGAACATGATTACAACACGATCACCTTCACTTCCGGTGAACTTCTTTTTGATGCCCTTTTCGATGGCCGCTTTATGCTCCTCCTGCGGCTCTCCGCCATTCAAGTTTATAAGCGTACTTGCTACGAAACCGTCCTTCGCATTCCCCAGCACATGCCTTGAAACCTGCACATCACTGTCTATGTAATTTAATGAAGCATAATATGACGGTAACGGATAAACATCGGATAGTGGATTGTACTGCTTAACCGCGAGTATCTGCGAAGCCACTGGTTCAGCCGGATTAAAACTCGGATACATCCGCGCTTTCTCTTTGAAGCTTTGCCAGTCATTCTTAACATAGTATTCGGTCTGTTCTTTATTACTTCTTACCTTATGGTATTCGATGTGGAAAACGTCTTTAATCTGCCCGAGCAGGTTGTAGATGACTTGTAGATAATAACCTCCATACAACTCATCGTCCATGATGCACTTTTTTAGGATCTGGTTCCAAGTCTCTCCTGCGCTATTAGCCTTAACCGGTACATCTTGAAAGCCATGCCCGAAAATGTAACCGACCTTGCTTTTCACAATAGCTCCATGCTTCGGCGACTCGTTGAACAAGCCGAGCAAATAATTAGGGTAGTCGTTATCAAAGCCAAATTCGACTATATTCTTGGACTTGTTCTCCTTAAATATAGGCTGCTCCGCACGCGCGAACTTTATGCTGATGAGATTATTATAATTATTGTGCATCGTAAATCTCGAATGTGTTTACTTGTTCATCGTATATCGTGTAGTCGAACTCGGTTGCCGGATGCAGGTACATGTAGCCAGTCTCGCAAATCGTTCCGGTTTCTGTTGTACTGGTATCTTCCTTCTCACGAACCGTGTAATCCCACAAGCCTTCCGTTTCATTTAGGAAGTAATCATTCACCACTATTTCCGACATATCAAATCTCGGAGCCGTGCTATTATTCAACAGATTTATGCTTACTTTTTTCTTAGTCGCTCTCTGAACAAATGTAAATAAAAAACGCGGAGCAGTAAGCGTTGCCAGCTCGCTTGCGGTATATTTTATTGTAACGGTCGTGCCTTTGGTCAGGTGCAGCATACTCATAAAAAAATCCCCGGCGTTTCACCGGCCGGGGACTTTCATTTTATTTTTTACTATTATGTTCCGGGAGTCTCCAGAGCAGCGGCCACAGAGGCGCTAACTACGAAGAAATCTTCTTTCTCTTGTCCGGCGAAAGGTAAAGTATATCCGTTGGCATCTCCTGCAACAGTTCCGGTCTGCCCGGTACCACCTTCGAGGAAACCGCCGTACCCTTTAAAGTACATTCGGAATGTTCCGTCCTTGTCCTTAGTAACGGCTATTACCTTATTCTTAGCAAGAGCGGTGACAATGTTCCGGGTAGTAGCATCGCGCTGGTTTACCGGTAGTGTTACATTCTGCTCAAAGAAAAGCGTACCGTTTTCGGTCGAACCTACCGGATTGCTAGAGGCAGTGGCAGTCGATTTGCTCGGCACTTCAAACTTCCAGAAACGCTTCCCGGTAGCTTTGGTCATAGCCGTAATCGTACCGCTGGACTCGCCAAAGCTGGTGATATTAGCGTGCTCAATGAAAAAGACCGCATCGATACCACCGACTGCATCACGGCAATCAATGGTATATCCGGCTATTAGTGCGCAAGGCATATTAAGATACTTTTATTGTTATTAGATACCAGCAACAAACTTCACGCACTCGGCGGTAAAGGCTACGTTCACACCAAGCTTGAAGGCTACACGGCTGCGGATTTCATTCTGATCTTCTGAGTACCAGAGCTTGTAACTTTGGTCTTCGTCTTGCAGGTCAACACCGAGAACCATGTTGCTCAAGCTCATAGCGTAAGCATCTCCGGTGGTATTCAGACCGTTTGCGGCAACAACTTCAACAGAAGTGGCAGGCAGAACGAAGCGGCGGTCGGCAGTCTCGTTTGCTTGATACAAGAACAATTTCTCTGCGCGGTAAGCCATAACCAGCAAGCGGAACCAGTCGTCTCCTACAAAAATTTTAGCATCTCCTTTCGAAAGTACTTGAGCAGGAATCGCTTTGTAGATACCTTCGGTCGCAGCAATTACATTTGACTGCGTAACGGTTGTGATAGTAGCAACTCCAGTAAAAGCACTTACGTTCGCATCAACTGCAGAACCTGCGTTTATCAAGGTAGACAGACCATCAAACTTGTTCAGGTTAGCGGTAGCACTTGCAGTAGAACCCTGCCAGATGGCGGTTTCAAGCTGCGCAGCGATACGAGCATTCTTCTTTGCGAGGTAGGCAGCAGCGAAATCTGCGCTTCCGAAATCCTCATAAGTTGAACCAGCGCGGAGAGCTTCCATTGTGAAATAAGCTTCCAAATCTTTGGGGCAGATGGTCTCTTCCAAACGGATTTTTCCGGGAGTCAACACACGACCACTGAAGGTAGTGGTACCTGATGGAGAATAACCGCAACCGTCTACCTGAAAAAAGGCATCGGTATCCATCAAAGGAATCTGCGTAGGGCCTTTAACCCCAGTCAGCACGATGCCATTGTCCACAATCATCTGCTGGGTAGTGGCTCCAAGCACTGCGCTAGTCAGCAGCGGCTTAACATTTTGTTTTGTGTATGCGGTAAGACCGCTAAAAGAAAGTGCCATTATTTGTCTGTTTTATTTTTTATGAAAATAGGATATCGAAATTTCTGTCTTGTTTCTCTGCCTTGAAAGCATTGGAAGTCTTAACCGATGCATCCGGAGCGGATATAGGCTTTTCAACCATAATCTTTCCGAACTGAAGCAGTTGCTCAATCATCTGCTTGGACTGATTCAACTTCTCTTCGTAAGAGGCAAAACGGTTTTCATAGGCTGCGAATTTCGCTTCATAGCTGGCGAACTTCTCGTTCGTCAGGCTCTCGAAAGCTTCAAACTTGCTCATATCCATTTCTGGAGCGGCAGGCGCAGCAGATGCTTCTGGCATTGCTTGCGGAGGCTTAACTTCCGTAATTACACCGTTATCACCAACCACCAGAACAGTGCCATCGGCAAGCTCAAGCTCTCCTGGTATAGCAGGGTTGCCATCAATCATAACCACTCCGCCGACTTCCATTTTATCAATGGAAACCATGCCGCCGATTTTGAGTTCGTAGTCGGACATGGTAACCGGAGCAGCTGGTGCAGGTACCGGAGCGTTGAACTCTGCGAATACCTGACGTATTTTAGTAAGTAATTCTTTTGCTTCCATACAATAGAATAAGACAAGAAAATCAAAAGTGTTTAAAAATCTCCGCTAATTCGTTGACAATCAAGCGGCTATATTTTTCCTCTGTGCTTTCCGGAACCTCGTAATCGAACATCCCCTCGACTGAAAAGCCTCTTACATTGCCTTCCTTTACAAGTTTCCAGATCTCCGGATTTTCAACATAGAACGAGCCGAACCATGTGCCGTCTGGTAGGTCGCTGAACTGCTCCATCGGCTTAACTCCACGACTTGAATCGCTGATGAACGACTCAAACATAGTGGCTCCGTTCACCTGCATATCGGCATCGTGCATGAGGTTGACGTTCTTCTGGTAGCCTTTTTTTGCAAACTTGATGGC